GCACAGCGGTGATCGGCCCGTGGGTGGCCACCACACCAGCGAAGTCCAGCACCAGGCAGTGATCGATGTGCGACTTCACCCGCATGCCACGGCCTGCCATCTGCACGTACAGGCTCGCGCTCATGGTGGGGCGCAGCATGGCGATCAGATCGATGTCTGGGTAATCGAAGCCGGTGGTCAGCACGTTGGCGTTGGTAAGAGCCTGCAGCCGTCCGGCCTTGAAGTCGGCCAGCATGCGCTCGCGCTCCTTCTTTGGCGTCTCGCCTGTCACGCACTCAGCAGCCACCCCATGCTGGCGCAGGACAGCGGCGATGTGCTTGGCGTGCTTGACACCTGTGCAAAACACCAGCCACGCCTTGCGCTCGCCTGCCAGCTCGACGATCTCGCGCACCACGCGCTCGTTGTTGTCCTTGGTATCCACAGCGGCCTGCAGCTCGGACTCGATGAACTCCCCGCCACGCTTGTGCACGCCAGTGGTGTCCAGCTTGGCCTTGGTGACCTTGCTGCGCAGCGTGGCCAAGTACTTCTTGAAGATCAGCTCCTCGATGGTCACCGGCTCGATCAAGGCATCGAACAGCGCAGGCTTGTCGGTGATCAGGCCATGCCCTAGGCGGTAGGGCGTGGCCGTGAGGCCAATCACCCGCAGGTGCGGATTGATGGCCTTCAGCTCGGCCAGCAGTTTGCGGTAGCCTCCCTCGTCTTTATGGTTGACCAGATGGCACTCGTCGATCAGCACCAGATCGATGTGGCCCAGCTCCTTGGCCTTGGTGCGCACCGACTGGATGCCTGCAAAGGTGATCGGCTCGCCGAGCTGCTTCTTGCCGATGCTGGCGCTGTAAATGCCAAGCGGTGCACCAGGCCAATGCTGGCGCATCTTCTCGGCATTCTGCTCGATCAGCTCCTTGACGTGGGTCAGCATGAGCACCACGGTCTCCGGCCAATTCTGCAAAGCATCCTTGCACAAGGCGGCGACGATGTGGCTCTTGCCGGACCCGGTCGGCAGCACCAGGCATGGGTTGCCTGGCTCACCAGCCTCGAACCACGCATAAAGCTGGTCGATGGTTCGCTGCTGGTAGTCACGCAGCATCACGGCCCCTTGCTCGGATGGAGTACGCGTCAAATAGTTCTCGGCAAATGTTTTGCATTGCATAAGCCTCGGACTCATTGCCGATGTTTCCACCAATTGTTTGTTTTGTTTCTTGCCAGACATGCGTTGCTTCGTGAACAATCAGGGCCGCAACATGCGTTGACTTCATGTTTTTTGTGTGCTCTAGGTTAATGCAGACAATGCAAACTAGACCTTCAGGGTTGTACCAGGTGTGGGTGCAAGCGTGCCAGTTTGAGTTGCCGCACCAGTGCTCTGGCGGTTCAACCTTGGCTTCTTTGACCAAAATTTTTAACTCTGCTTCTGAGGTAGCCAAAGCTAAGAACGGGCCTACTAGCAGGGTTCTATCCAGCCACAGCTTACTCATGCTTGCCCTTTTGCTCTGATGGCATCAGCACATTCAATAGAAGAAAAATCCCACGCAGCTTGCTCCAAACCATCTAAATAATCTGGTGCTATTAAGTCATCACACACCTTTGCACACGCCTCACGTTCGCGCCTCCTAACCTCCTCGACGATGCGGCGAATGCGTACTAGCTGGCGTTCGGTGTAAGCGCCTGGGCCGCGCCAATCCATGTATCCCGCGATCTCTGCGTCAGTCATCCCACAATCCTCCCGCCGAAGTCCCTGCGCATCTCGGCAATAAACGCATCACCGCTGGCGCAGGCAGCAGCGTTGGCCAGCAGCTCCTTAGAGCCGAACACACCTTCCTGCTCAGGGTCTCCATTGGCCAGATTCACGCCATTGATCTCATACACAGCGGTGAACTCGTCCGGCCCGTCCTTGCGCTGCCACGGCACCAGATCAGGGTGCAGCACATGGCCCTCGCAACCGGTGTGCTGGGCCTCCAGAGGCACCACAGCATCCCAGCGCACACAGTGCCACTCGCTGGCCTTGGTGGCCGTGCTGTGTGCGCAGGTGCGGCAGTTCACATGCTTGGTGGTCTTGCTCTCGTGGCAGAACTCGTGCGCGTCGCAAAACTTGCACTGGTACCAGCTCGGGTCCGTGCTGATCGGTGGCGGCATGTGGTCGTCCAGCGCCAGCCGGTGGCCACGCTCGATGGCCTTCATGGCCACAGCCTTGTCGTAGGCCACGCGCTCGGTATAAATGCGGTCGTCGTCTTTGCAGACAGCCAAGTACAGGGCGCGGTCGATCTCGGTGCCGTGCATGTAGAGCTGCATCTGCACAAAGTGCTCGGGCTTGGACTTCTCGACCCCGTGCTTTTCCATGTCATCAAAGGACTTCTTGCTGTGCGTTTTGAACTCAGCGATGTGGCGCTTCTTGGGTGCCTCCGGCACGCCAGACTCGACGATGGCGTCCAGGCTGCCGGAGACGTGGCAGCCAAGATCGACTCGGGTCTGCTTGCCCGAGGTGCCGCGAATGTCCATGCCGATGGCTCTGAGGTCCGACACGATGGTGGCCTCCTCCATCTGGCCACGGCGAAACAAACGCAGGATGCGGCCAGGGAACTTGGGCTGCACAGCCCAGCGAAACGACAGCCACAGCCACCGGTCGCAAGGATGGCCCAACTGGCTGCAGCCCATGTGCCCTCTGGGCTGCTCGGCCTTTGCCTCGTGCGCCTTGTCAATCAAGGCCTGAATGGTATGCTCTGATTCGGGAATCTTCACTGGGTTCTCCTTCATGTAGTTGCCATTTGCCCCAACCTCCGCAAGAGGCTGGGGCTTTTTCTTGGGTGGGGTGGCCGGTACTGATCTCCGGCTTGTTACCTTGCGGCGGTGGACTCAACCAGAGAGAAGCCTTACAGGCCCGAGGCGCTTTTCAATTCCGCCTCACGCATCTGCCCACTGGCACCACAACAGCATGATCTTGCTTGCGTATCAGCCTACGCATTCACCCCAAAAATCACTTCTTGACCCAAGGCGGCGAGGCCTTGGCAGGCTTTGCCGGTGCGGCCTCAGCCACCTGGGCGGCAGCCGCAGGCGCTGCAGACAATGCGCCTTTGAAGGCAGGCGCAGCACCACCGCTGATAGCGCGGTAGGCCTTGACCTCGTTGCTGGCCTCGTACGTCTTGCCAGTCTTCTCGTCCAGGCGAGAGGCTCGAATGGACAGCTTGATGTTCAGACTCCCGCCAATGAGCTGGTCGGTGTCGGTCACCTTGGCCAAGCCGATAACGCGCATGATGTCGCCAAGCTGCTGGCGTCCGATCTCCTCGGCCTTGGCGCTCGCGTTTTTGATGTTGAGGTTTGAGAACACCACCCGGCCCTGGTGCGTTGGCCCGGTGATGTCCAGGCGTATCTTGATGTACTGGCCAGTGCCGTCGGCGGTGGGCTTCAGCTCAGCCTGCGTGATGGTGGCGTTGTAAGCGCCTTCAGGAACCGGTGAGCTGATGTTGCTGCTCTGGGGCAGGTCGTTTGCGTCGAATGTTTGTCCAAGAAAAGCCATGATTTACTCCTTGATGGTGATTTTGAAAGATGGGCGGCCAGGCTTGGCCGTGATAGCACCGGCCAGCGGTTTGGTGATTGATTCGTCTGCAGCCTTCCACAGCGTCATGCTGATCTCAGGCTTCCAGCGAAACAGGCGGCTCAGGTGCTCGGTCAGGCCGTGCTCAGCGGCCAGCTCCTGCAGCTTGTCGCTGTCCACCTTGCGGTCGATGCGGCCCGAGATTTTGACCACAAAGCCTTGCGGCTCGGCAGTCTCGGTGCTCTCAAACGACTCAGGCAGCGCCAGCAACTTGACGATCTGATCCTCGATCTTGCGGCGCTCGGTGACTGCCTTCTCCTCGTCGGTCTTGTGGCGCAGCCAGTCGGCGCTCAGGGTTTTAAGGTCGCTCATGCTCGTGCTCCAATCTTGGCGATGATGGCGGTGAGGTCCGGCGTCTCCCAGGCATCCAGCTTGCCGCTGCGGTCCTTGGCCAGCCACAGGCCATCGCTGTCGCACATCAGGGCGCGCTGCGTGGCACCCTCGCCATCCTTCTCAACACGCAAGGCCAGCACCTCATCAAAGAAGTAGGGCAGCGCCTGGCTGGTTTTGTTGCCCGGCATCGAGGGCGCATACAGCACCCGACCCATCTCGTCCTGCGTCTTCTCCAGCTTGGCGCTCATGTAGACATGGCGTCCAGGCAGATCGCGGAAGGCGCGGATGATGTCGGCCATCTGCTCTTGCATTGCACCGTAGGCTGCGCGTGGGTCTTTGTTGACCTTCTTCTCGTGGTTGAGGCAGACCTCAGCGATCTCGCTGATCGAGTCAAGGGCCACCGACTGGTAGGCCTTGGCATCGTCCGAGCTGGTCAGCCATTCGTAGGCCTCCCGCAGATCGTCCATCGAGGCGATCTCGATGAAGGGCAGGTCTGCGTCCTGAATGGACAGCAGGCCACCTTCAGCGGACAGCACGATGGGGCTGGGCAGGCTTTTGATCAGCGAGGTTTTACCCGCACCGGCCTGGCCATAGACCAGGACTTTGACACCGTTGGCAGCCAGGCTGCCGGTGGACTTCACGTTGATTGCCATGAGTGGCTCTCCTATTTGGGTTGCACCTCCGTCGGGGAATCCGTTTGAGGTGTGCTTGCATCTTAAACCAGAATTAGGGTATAGTGCAAGCACTCTCGCAAATATATTTTCAGAGGTGCAACTTATGATGACTGTTGAGCAAATCAAAAAACGGCTGGAAGATGCCAATCTCAAGAGGGTGGCCGAGAACGCAGGCGTGCATCCGGCCACGGTTTACCGCTTCATGCAGGAGGAGTCCAAGCCCCTGTATGAGACGGTCAAGGCGCTGTCGGACTACCTGACAAGGCAGGAGGCCACAATCAATGGCTGACCTCTCCAACGTCCTGGGCGGCCCTTGGTCGCCACCACCAGAAAAACGAGTTGCACCGCCTGAAGAGCAGCTCATCGATGCGATCAAAGCAGCAGGGCTTGAGCCACCAGATCACATCGAGATGGATGGCAAGATTCACCGCTTCAAGTCAGGCACCAAAGGCACACCAGGCATTGACAAGCCCGGCTGGTATCTGATCTTCGGTGACGGCATCCCGGCAGGACGCTTTGGATGCTGGCGATCCGGCATCGAGGTGACATGGCGTGCGGACGTGGGGCGCAAGCCCACCGAGTTTGAAGAGATGGCCCATGCCAAGCGCATGGCCGAGGCAAGGGCGCTGCGCGATGCTGAGCTGGAGCGCAAGCACCAAGTGGCCAGCGAGACGGTTGAGAAAATCTGGACAGGCGCTCAAGGAGCCAGCCCAGAGCATCCATACCTGCAGCGCAAGGGCATTGGCGTGCATGGCGCACGGATTACCGGCGACGGTCGCCTGGTGGTGCCGCTGTATGACCAGGATGGCACCTTGGCCACACTGCAGTACATCGACCACGACGGTGGCAAGCTGTATCACCCCGGCGGCCAGACTGGTGGCAAATTTTGGATGGTGGGCACGATGGACGAGCCAGGCACGCTGTTCGTAGCCGAGGGCTTTGCCACAGCGGCCACCATCCACGAGACGACCGGCAGGCCGGTGGTGGTGGCCTACAGCGCCAGCAACTTGGTGCCGGTGACTGGCAGCCTGCGCGAGGTGCACGGTGCCAGCCAGGACATCGTGATCGTGGCCGACAACGACAAGTCAGGAGTTGGCCAGCGGTATGCAGAACAGGCCTCGGCCAAATTTGGAGCCAGGATGGTCATGCCGCCAATCGAAGGAGATGCCAACGACTACGTGCAGGCAGGCCATGACCTTGCCAGCCTGCTCATGCCCAGCCACGACGACTGGCTGATCCCAGCCGACGACTTCTCGGCCCAGCCCTCACCCATTTCATGGCTGGTCAAACGCTGGCTGCAGTCCCAGGCGCTCATCATGGTCCACGGCCCCAGCGGTGGCGGCAAGACATTCGTGGTGCTCGACTGGTGCCTGCGCATGGCCAGCGGTACCGAGGACTGGGCAGGCCATAAGGTCAGGCAGGGCAACGTGGTCTATCTGGCCGGTGAGGGCCACCACGGCCTGCGC